GTTTCTTAGAACTCGCATTTTAAGGCAGCCCATATTATCTGGAACAATCATCACATGGTTTTGTCTCTGCAACTTAAAAGATTCATTAGAGCGCAGCATTTTAGCATCGAACATCATCTTATCGTAAAGAAGTCTCATATCCTCTTCTTGTTGTTCGCTTAACTCAAGAAATACCCTGTCTGGCGGGTTTTTATATATAGATGCTTCCTGCTTAACAATTCTCCTAGCAAGGTTGATAGAGCTTACTATTGGCATTGTTTGAGCAGTATCAACAGAAAATCTTCTAGCGATTCTTTCCCAAACATGTTGGTGTAGATCGTCGTTATAAATCTCTACTTGTCTTCTGCTTAAAGCTCTTCTGCCTTTGTTTTCAGATCCCATAATGTTTTGAATCAACTTCTTACGGGCTTCTGGGTTTTCCAGATTAATTGCTATTGCCATTAGTGGCTCCTTATCTCAATTGTGATCTAATTGGTCTTGATTTATTCTGCAATGGGTTCACCGTTCTGTAAATTAAATATCCTAGTGCATCACTCATATGTGTTAGGTTTTTGTCCGAGTCATCTGGTTTGTCACTTCCGTCCTTGTAGCTTACCTGCTCTAAATCCCTTATTAAATTCTTGCATTTAGGGTTTATAAATACGCGTCCTTTCTCAAAGCTGAGGTTAACCGCATTATACCTATCCACTCTAAAAGGGTTAGTCGCTGACTTGATCTTAAGTCCAAGATCTCTAATAATTTGATGATCTGACCTATTGGAATTGGATGTAGATTTAATTCCGGTGCTATCAGGTACAATGGTGACTTCATTTCCATACTTAGCGATAAGTTTTCTGCATACTGATTCAGTATTAGACCCCGGTGTAGTATCAAAAATTTCATCAATGACAAAGAGTGTATCCAGTTTAATGTAACCAACCACAACGGCCATACGATTAGGGTTAAAATCCATCCCTGCATAGACAGGAAACCGGGGTGGTAGAGAACATTCCATTGTATGTAGTTGTTTATCAAATCCGTGATATATAACTCCTGTGCGTACATTTATGAACTCGCCAGCAAGCTCTTGTTCTATTAGTTTACTATCATATTGCGATTTTAGCGAATCAATGTAACCTTCTGGTAGGAAAGAGTTATCCATACTTGTAGCGCGAATAAGTTTTGAGTTAGGTAAAGGGCAATCACCGTCTTTATGCATATAGTGAAAGAACCAGTTAAAACCTTTAGGTGTACTTGTGAGAAGAACCTTTAGTGCGCCATATCTATCTCTAAGTCGTCCTGAGATAACCTGAAATGCTTCTTCTTTCATATAAGCACACTCATCTAGCCATATCTCGCCAACTTCAATACCTCTTAAAACGTCAAAGTTATCCATTGACTTACATAGCCATTTCTTACCTAGAATTTCTAAAATGCCACTTGATTGGTTATAGGAAAACGGTATTTCTAAGCGCATAAGCTCATTAAATACTGCTGCTAAAGTTGAGTTTCTTAATTGTGAAAATGTATTTGCGCCAATAAAACCTAAAGACTTTGGATATTCTTTAGACATGCGAACAACCCAGTGTACACCTGTCCATGTCTTTCCACCGCCAACGCCACTTGTTATCGCAGTGTACTTATGGTCACTCGTTAGGGCTATCGCTTGATGCGGTAGAAGCTCCACCACTGTCTTTGACTTTGTACTCAATTGTGACATCGGTTCCTTCGTGTGTTATTTCCTGCTTATCTGTTTGACCGCATTCATTTTTCCCTAACCATATAAGCATTGTAGGGTTTTGTTTATCTACCGCTAAATCGTACTGAGCTTTTAAAATATTAATTCGAATCTTTTCCTTCATTTTGTTGCGGTACTCCGTAAAAGTACAACCAAACTTCTCTTTTATTCTTTTGCTCAGTGTGTCTTCTGATATACCAAGCTGCTCTGCAATATACTCAGAATGTGCTGACCATATAATGAGTGAATCAAGCAGTTTCCAACCGTCTACAGATATTTCTTCTAACTCTATTCGAGGCCTACCCATTGTCATTTTTAAGCTCCTCATAAGTTTTATTGTTTGATTCTAATACAGCTTTTTTGCCAGTGAACTTTTGCCATCTTTCTATTATAACATCACAGTAATGCTCATCTAGTTCCATTCCGTAGCATTTTCGGTTTGTTTTCTCGCTGGCAATAATTGTAGTTCCACTTCCACAAAACGGTTCAAATATTACACCAGTGTTTTTATTGACAAGAGATATTCCTTTTTCCGGTAAAGCGACCGGAAAACAGGCTTTGTGATTCTCTTGCTGTGAATCAGTGTTATTGATAGCCCACAGATTAGAGGTAACATTTTTTAAATTTAGATTTTGTTTATTAGTAGAAAAAACATATATAGGCTCCCAATCTCTCATCAACATACCTTTAAATGGTATTGTTGAAGACTTTTTCCAACAGACTTGCTCTACTAAATACTCCAACCTGTCTTGTATTTGGGCTATATACTCGAATTTGGATTTTGCATTATAGGAAACATTCCAAAATATAAATCCGTCTGTATTCTGAAAACATATTTCAATAACATCTTTAGCAAATTGTATATAATTAGAAGATTCTTGATTATCATTAAATCTTCCTTTATACATTTTTTTAGGTTTTTTGGATCCAAATATATCACCGTCACCAGTTTTTGTATTTGCGTTGTATGGTGGACTAGTAAACACCATGTCCGCCTTTTCACCATTCATTAACTTTTCAACATCATCAATCATGGTTGAATCACCACACATAACTCTATGGTTTCCTAGTAACCAAATATCTCCACGTTTAGTTATCGGGTCGTGTGTAACTTCTGGCACATCGTCTTGAGTTTCTTCATCGTATTTTTCTATTGGTTCAATTACAAAGTCTTTAATACCAAGCATGTTAATATCTAGTTCAGGCCCTAAATCAACAAAGTCAGTATTGACCTTAGATAAATTAGTTGTTGCCCATTTAGCAATTTCGTTATCAGCTATGATGTCAGCATACTCTTGTGCTTCACTTTCATATTCTTGATAGTCTACTGGTGCTTTATCCCAACCTAGCTTTTTAAGAGCATCCAACCTGCCATGCCCTTTAGTTATAAAACCGCTACGCTTTGAAACAACAATAGGGCTTCTCATGCCTTGGAAGTCTATTATCTCTGCAAGTCTATCAATTTGCTCTTGTGGGTGTTCGTTTGCGTTTTTTGGGTGTGGTTGTAATTTGTGTAGCTCAACTAACTCTGAATACTCGCACCTGATGCGATTCTCCATTCTCTTCTCCTTAAGAAGGTTAATAAAACAATAAAGTAGCAGTTTAATAATTAGTCTGTCTACAGTTCGCCTTTGACCTTAGTCGTGATGCGCTTTAAAAGTACCGACTACTTTAATTGTTTTATACTAAATATAAGTGTTGCACCTGAAATAAAGATACACAAGTTTAAAATAAGATCAATTTTATCTAGTCCTTCGAGTACCTGTCCGATAAAGACTTCCATACTTCCTCCTGAGTAAGTTGATGAACGTGGGCAAGCATGTCCCAAAGGTTTCTTTTTAGTTGTTCATTCTCTGTTATTTTCTTAATGATTTCACATGCTTCTTTTAATTTTTGTGCCAGTTCAATTAGTTCATCTCTTTTCACATCGTCATAATATTCCCAAGAGAAATTCAATTGCTTTTTGTGAAAGTTAACGTCAAAAACTTTTCCCATAATAATAAAATGACGGCTTCTGCGTCCTTGCATCCACCGTCACCACACACCTAGAGGGGCTTAAGGAAGTTTGCCCGTCCATCGTCCCTTTTTATTTAATTCCATTTTAATCAGTCTCGGATAACCAGTCTTCGATAGCATCCCCAAGCCAATCATCGGCTTTGGCAGGTGGTTCTTGCCATACGCAAATGCCATGCTGTCTCTGTCTATTAAGCACCCGCAAAACATCTCGAACCGCTCGTATATCGAGCTGGTAAACCAATTCACGCAAAATTTTCCGTGGTAGTGTCCGCTGACTGCACCGTAAGTACCCTGTTCTTTCACAAGTTTCCCAATCGTAGCTGTTTTCCCATGGCACACATACACCGGCCCTTGCTTTGTCTCTATTATTAGTTCTTCGCTCCACTCCCATCCCTTACCAACTCCGTAAACTTCATTCATTGACTTTAAATATCTTAATGGTAAACCATCTGCTTTAAATCTTCTAACTGCTAGTGAACCATGGTTAGAGTCAAGTAAGTGCATTTTAGGAAACATTTCATGCAAAAGTTGAATGTTACCAATAGCTTTTTCTAGTTCTTGACCAGCACTATATAAATCAACATCTGATTTATGAAAACTTATTGCATGGTTGTCTACTTCATCACCTAGATTAATTATAATATCATAAGGAGTTAAGTATTCTGTTCTTATAGCTTTTAGAAAACGAAATAAGTCCGGGTGGTGATACGGGAAGTGTTGATCTGAAATAAAAAGCACACGCTTATTTTTAGCGTTTACAGTCTTTATCATTTCCTTCCTTGGAATAGTTATATTTTAATTGTTTTGGATTAAATTTAGATTGTCAAAAAAATA